AGAGCCACTATCCACCGCGGTTCGAGAGTGCCGAAACACTCTCTCCGGAGCATGTCTACAGGAGACAGCTAATCACAACTACATCAAGTTGGGCGCAGACAGCGAGTCGATCGTATATACGAAAGAGGCTGAACTGCTAATTTGTCGATGTAGCACAACACGTGGAGAATGTGCTGTGACTGTACCTGTATTTTACCCTTGCCTTTGAGGCAATGTATTATCACGGATGAATCCGTCCCCTTCCGTCTCGTTGCAACGAGAATTCACGACTACCAAAAGGCCGTCGACGGGGGGTTACAAGGGACACACTACGGGCGAACCGCCGTTGTGTAGTCATGTGCCTGGTCACTCGCGTCCTCTCCGAACTGCATATGCAGTTGGAGGCGATGAGTACCAGTTAAGGTTTTGATGTTAAGCGCTCGTGTGGGTAATGAATCCACAGAGTACGGCTCGGGCATTTTAATCGTTTGATCTTTGATTGCATCCGCATTCAACTTTCGTAGACCATTGAGGTGATTCAATCGCAACTGCTCCATAGCAGCAAGCAATTGCAGATCATAGTTCATAGTACCTTCAAGGGCATCAAATGCCTTGGAGAAGCCTCTTTTCTTTCGGAGGTGCTTTAGTGCCATCTCAGTATCCACGAGATGCTCGGAGAGCAAGACAGGATTGAGTTCAGCGCCAGTACGCATAAACAGTGCCTCAATGCACAGGGTCGACATTAGAGATTGTGAACTCTCTCCACCGACGCCTGACTGCGAACGCGCAGCCATGGCACCGGATGGAAAAGATTTAAACCTCTCTCCTGCTAACTCATATGTCAGCCAGGTCGTCTCCTTTACGAGCGAAGGGATCTGGAAGCGATCCGGATTCTCATGAATCTTGCGCGCAACGCGGAGATCCAGATTATTCGGACGAAACTTCTCAAGGATCGGCAGGCCGAGTCCACCAAGGTGCACTGGTGTGAACCAAGGGACTCGAGAATCCTGCAAACGCTTCTGATTCCTGGATAGGTACGCTTTGTAGACCGTCAGACGAAGATCGTCAGGACAGGCCCCAAGCAGCGCATGCGCACGGGTTCCCACCGAAGAGTACACATCACCAACCGAGTCGAGACCTGCCTTTCCGCCGGATCTGGTAAGACCGTACAAGAGCCCCATGTTCACATAGGAAACAAGCTCAAAGTAACGCGGTCGCCAGACTTGTGCACCGTCCGCCCTAATAGTCTTAAACCATTCATGACCCTCTGGATGGAACCAGTAGGAAGTCGAATTAATGTTCAAGTATATGGCCGAATAGTACACCTTTCCAACAGAAGGCTTCATCCCGACGAAGTTGGCCATCTTCTCCCAAGCCTCCTTAAGCAAGCGTGAACCGCGCAGTAAACCGTCATCTCCGTTAATCGCCAAGGGCAGATCTCGAAGACGGCAAGGTTGCCGGCGTTCCAACTCATATGCAATTAAGCACAGAGCCGCATTAACTATACAGAGTACAGGAAAAGAGACTACGGATCCCATCAACTGTCCTCGAACCTGAGGAGCAGTATGAACCTTTCCATCCAACTTGATCTCCATCAAGTGGCCAGTCAAACCCTTCAGCAAAAGCTCACGCTCTAACTGAGTAATTTGTAACTGATCGGCTAAGCACTCTCCAACAATATTGGAGGCCCAGGAGTACAACGAATTCGTTGCATCAGAGTAATCTGCTGACAGATATTTCTGACCTGGCTTCAAGGGACCAATAAGATCAGCTAAAGTCTGCGCATCAACAGGCTTCCCGGTAAACTGGAAAGTAGGATGAGCAGCAAGATGCTTCCAAAGGAATTTTTGAAGGGGTTTCAGTGCGAAACCGAGGAGAGGTGGACCTTTCGTGATCGTACGAACTTTCAGTGCCTCTGGCAAAGCCAGAGGAATCGCGGTAGGGGTCTCGGTGACCGCCTCCTCTACGACACGTGCGTATAGTTCGGCGAACCGCTCTCGAAGAGGGATATCGTCGACTACCACGTCAGTGAATTTGCCCATCTGGATTACTTGTGCAGTAACCAGTGGAGTTTGGGTCTTCAGGCCGGTGAGAAGGTCAGAATGCGCTAGTATTGTTCCAACAGTTCCGAGTGCAGATCGAGTGTTGTTATAATTCGAACTTGTACTAGGGAAGAAGGGTCGTAACCTATCCGCATCTGTGTATTCCTTGCCACCGTACACCTCAGCCACGACTCTCTTGACATAAGTCTTAAATTCCGCCTGACTGAAGGTCATAGGAAGATAAGGGTTGGATGTGCGACTGTCGTCACTCCAATCAATTAAACTTATAGGTCTCGAGGGTCCTTGTAGCTGCTGTTCCGAGAAAGGGTCAACCTGCAACTCAGTAATGTTCTCCGGGGTTTGAGATGTTAACGTACGATACGTCGACAACTCACCTGCTTTGAGATACGATTTTCCGGGTCGGGGGAATCCCTTCTTAGAATAGAGGAGAGAAGTTATAAAACCTCTCCAGACTGTCAGCGGTTGCTCATGCTTCATCTTTTGACAAAACCTATAGCCACGCGATCCGATCAGAATGGAGGGACAAAATATCTCCACCGGTGCCTTAACGACGGGAAGCTCAGGCTCTGATCCATCAAAATCTGCAATGTGATATGCAAAAAACGACGCCAGTTTATCCTTGAACAGCTTCAACCAATCACCACTGTAATGTTCTTTTGCGAGCCTAGTGTACCAAGCGTACGACCCAGCCCTCCTGAACCCAGTGTCATCAAAACCGTATAATCGGAAGACGTCAAGAATGACATCGACCGACGCACGGACTTGCACATCAAGAGAAGGTTCGACCTCTCTCTCAATGTGCGAACCCGGTTGCTTCCTAAGCGAACCGGTTCGGAGTTTACTCTCTACCATAGAGTGGTGCTGCACAAGCACCGCTGGAATATCTCTACCCACTGCTGATGAGGCAGTGGAGACAAGCGTCTTTTTAGAAGAATAAAAAATCTTC